TCACGGCAGAGGACGGGCTGTCGATAGGTGATCGCTTCGCCACAGATTCCTCACTTCAATGGTTTTTTGACTTTCGCCGCCGCTCTAGCGCCGGATCGCTCAAATTCCTCGACCACCCGCCCCCTCGTCCGGCCACCCGTCCAACCCGATCCTGGACCTCGGCTTTCCGCCCTTCTCGAAGCTCTGCTTGTCGCTGTCATGGCAGCGCTTGCAAAGTGACTGGAATGGCCCTGCCCAGAACCTGGCTTCGTCGCCGCGATGGGGCTCGATATGGTCGCAGATCGTGGCCGGCACCATTCGCGGCCGGCACATTCGGCATAGCGGCTCGGCCAGCAGGTGGCGGGCGCGCAGCCTCTGCCACTTCGCGGTCTTGTACCAGCGATCCCAATGCGGGCGCTGGCCCCTCAGCCGCTCAGTCATGCGCTGGCCTTCCCGTCCTTGCCGGAATGATGCCTGGGTGCGCCGGATTAACTCTCGCGAGCAGGACAGGCGTTGCAGGTGGCGGCCAGCGGTCCACCTGAAAGGACCGCACCCCGGATACGAAAAAAGCCCGCGAGCCTTTGGGGCTGCGGGCGCACAACTTCCGAGAATGGAATTACGTCCCCATATTTTGACCCGCAATGCCTGTCAAGCCGTTTTAAGCCCCGCTGGGCGCGCCTGTAGCGCTTTGGCTGTCCGGGTTGCCGCGAGCGCCTTTCGTCGCAGGGCGGGCGCTCTCCGCCCGAATTTCGGGCATGTCGCGGCCAAACCTTCCTCGCCGTTCCACGTCGGCGCATTCCGCCAGCACGTCCAGCGCGGCGTTCAGGCGGGCCATGTCGGCGGGATGGGCCGGACGTCGCGGTGTGGCGGCGAGGATGCGGTCGAGCCATGCCGGGCCTTCGTCGATGTTGAGGTCGATGACGAGCTGGTCGAACAGGACACGGCTGGCATGGCCGTGGCCGGCGGCGATGGAGAGGCAGCCGTTCAGCCAGTCCTCCTGCCGCCGTTCACGCTTGTCGTCGTCGGGTTCGCTGGCGCCAGTCCTGTCAGCGAGGGCGCAGCGGGCGGGGCCGGTGGCATACCAGGCCCAGTAGGCACGGAAGATCGAGCGGGCGGTGTCGAGCATGGCCTTCGCGTTCTGCCCGCCTCCGATCAGGCCCCGCTCATAGGCCCGGCCGATCGCGTCGGCGCCGTTCGTTCCGTACACCCGCTTCTTCTCCTCGGCTTTCGGGTTTCCCCTGACCACGCGGCGCGCCTGCACCTCGGCGGCCTCGCGGCTGAGGCGGCCTTTCGCGGTGCGCTTTCCGGAGCCGCGCGGCCTGCCCCGGCGCCTACCCATTGCCCCTCCCATACTCCCGGCTGATGCGCTGGAGGCGGGCGATCTCCGCCTCGTCCGCCGCCAGCTTTTCGCGGATCGCGGCGTCGAAGACCTTGAGGGTTCGCGGCGCCTGTCCGGTCCGCGCTCGCAGCCCGGAGGCTTCCCGGCGCAGCACCGGCAGAATGTCCTGATCCAGCGTTGCCCCGGCGGCGTACCACTCGTTCAGCAGGCGAAGGTCCGGTGGCGGCGAGACGTAGCCGCCTGCCTCCAGCACCAGCCGAACGTGATCCGGCATTGCGGATTCGCGCGCGCGGTTCACAGGACTCGGTGATTGAGTACTAGAACTATCTGGTATCTGTTCTCTGGCCTCTGGCCTCTGGGGCTTAAGACCCCCCTTATCCGGCGGCTTATCCGATCCCTTATCCGACGCCGGATTTTTCTTTTTATTTCCGAGCTTTGGATTGCCGCCTGATTTCCCGTTTTTACGGGCGATTTCGGCCTTTTTCTGATCGCGGGTCATTCGTCGCGAGTAGATAGCGCCGCCGGCCGTGCGTGAGAAAACGCCCGCTTCTTCAAGCTCCGCCAGCAAGGCCGGAACCTGATCGGAAGGCGCTCCTGCTTGCACGGCGAGTTGCGTGTCAGTCGGGACGCGTCCGCCGATCAAGAGTTGGCCGTAGCGCTCGGATCGGTGCATGATCGCGAGCATTTCCATCCACAGGCCGCGCGCGGCGAGGCTGCACATGCGCAGTTTCTCGTCCGCCCGCCAATCCTGCGGGTAGAATTTGAACCAAGGGGCCGAGGCGACACTCACCGGTTCAACTCCTTCATATATGAGGAGCCGCGCACGGCCTGGTGCGCGCCGAAGAAGTAGCACAGCCGCTTGCCGACACGGCCCTGCCTGACCTTGGCGGCGATCAGCTCGATCCGGTCGCGGGCATGGCCCATCGCGACCTCCCACTGCTCGCGCTTCTTGTCGGCGGCGTCCGGCTCGGCGCGCTCCAGATAATATTGCTCGCGATAGACGAACATGACGATGTCCGCGTCCTGCTCGATGTCGCCCGCATCGCGCAGGTCCGAAAGCTGCGGCCGCTTGTCGTCGCGCTTCTCGCACTCGCGGTTGAGCTGGGCGAGGACAATGAGGGCGACGTCGCATTCCTTCGCGATCTGCTTCAGGGTGCGGCTGATCTCGCCGACTTCCTCGTATCTCTTGGCGCGGCGATCGTTGCCACGGATCAGGCCGAGATAGTCGATAACCACCATGTCGAGCGTCTTGCCCTTCGCCGCCATCTGGCGCTGATAGCGGCGGATCATCATGGCGAGGCGCCCGATCGAGAGCGTCGGCGGATCGGTGATGACGAGCGGCCAGCTATCGACCTTCGCCCGCACGTCGGCGATGCGCTGCTTGTCGAACGCACTGAGACGGCCGCGCCGGACGCTGTCGAAGCTCGGGCTGTCGCCATATTCGAAGATGAGGTCGGTGATGGCGCGCGTCATCAGCTCCTCGACCCGCATCTCCAGGCTGATGAAGAGGGTGCCGAATCCGGCGCGCGCGGAGCCGAGCGTGAGCGACAGGGCCAGGGCGGTCTTTCCCATGCTCGGCCGCCCGCCAAGCACCATGACCTCGCCCCGGCGCAGATCGCCCGTTAGCTGGTTGAAATCCGCGAGGCCGTCGATCCTGATCCCCTGCGGCCCGATGCCGGCGGCCTCGTCCTCGATCGCCTGCATGGTCTTGTCGAATGCGGCGGGCAGCGTGAGCGAGCGCGTGGTCTGCGAGCGCTGGAGCGAGGCGGACAGCGCATTGTCGATCCGTTCGACCAGCTCCTCAACGGGGTTGTCGGGCAGGCGCCCCAGATCGGCGGTGAGCGCCTGCATCTGATCGTAGAGCCGCCGGCGCTTGGCGAGATCGGCGACGGTGCGGGCGAAGTCCATCGCGCCGATCTGGAGGCCCCCGCTGCCGGTCAGGCGGGCGAGATAGCCGACGCCGCCGACCTCCTCGAACTGATCGCTGCCGGCGAGGAGCGGGCGCAGATGCGGCGGTGTCGCCATCCGCCCGGCGCTGACCTCCGACAGGATCAGCGAATAGAGCTGCTCATGGACGCCTTCCGCGAAATCCTCCGCGCCGACACGCTCGGCCACGCGGTCGACCAGGCCGTTGTCGATCATCAGCGCGCCGAGAAGCGCCGCCTCCGTCTCGACGCTGACGAGCGCATCCGGGTAATTTGTCTGTCGGGGCATGGCCAGCGCAGTCGCCATCTTCTAGGCGCCCTCGATCGCGAGGAAGGCGCGCTTCCATTCCGCCTCGGCACGGGCAAGCGCCTCCATGTGGAGCCGGTCGGAGAGCAGGGCCGGATTGTCGATCAGCGGACGCGCGAGCGCCTGGAACCGATCCCATGCGGCATCGACGGCGGCATCAGTCGGGATGACGGCGACGGCACTCATCGCCCCGCCCCCGCCGCACGAATGGCGCCGCCGAAAAGGTGAGCATCGCGCCATGGCACCGCCACGCCGAAGCAGGCGAGGCCGTAATCGAGGACGCCGGCGGCATCTGCTTGGTGATCGTCAACGGGATTCCATCCCCTCGCGCGCGCGGCATCCATCGCCATCGCCTTGAGTTCGACACTCTTGCCGGTGCCGCGTCCGAGAAAATGCTTCCTCCAACTCTGCTGCTCCACCCGGCGGCAGACAGCCTCGATCCGATAGGCGAACCATTCCGCCATGCCGGCCAGCGCGCAGAGCTTGTTGACGGTATGGATATTCGTCTTTCCGGGCAGGATCGACGCTTCGAAAAACAGGTGGCTGATCGGCTCGATCCCATGCAGGTCCGCCAGCTGCGCGCGCAGGGCCTCCATCGGGCGATCCACGCATTCGGGATCGCCCGGAAGGCGCACGGTGGACAGGCGCGGCGCATCGGAGCCTTCGCACCAGACGGCGGCGCCTGTCCTCGTGGCAAGATCGAGCCCGACGTACACGTCAGGCCACGGCGTCCGGCACGGGCTGAAGATGCGCGCGGGCGGCATCGAGCGCGGCGGCGCCATTGCTGACCCCGCCATGGCCTTCCTCGCCGTCACCACCGAGCGGTTCGTCGAGCATGTCGAACAGAGATCGGGACATGCCGATGCCGACAGCATCGCGGGCGATGGCGAACCCCTCGTCGAAGCGGGCGCGGTCTTCCGGGTCCATCTCCAGCACCCGGATCGCATGATCGAGTGCCTTCTTCGGAACGCCTGCCGCCTCGACATTGGCGCGGATCGCCGCGATCTCCTCGTTGATCGCGGTGCGGTCCTTTTTGAGGCCGATGATCTTCGGGACGGACTGGCGGACCATCTCCTTAGCATCGGTGAGGTTGGTGACGCCCCTGTTGGCGTCATTGGGCTTGGCCTTACGAGCCATGTTCAGGTCTCCTTTGGGGGACGCAGGGAATCGCCGCCCTGCACGGCTGCACCGGCTTCGCGCCGGATGGGTTCGATGGGTTCGATGATGACGACCACGCCGCCGTCAGCGTCCGCTCCGAGTTCCGCCAGCGCCTCGTCGAGCGCGGCGCCGGGCGATTTGCACCAGCGGGACCGGGGCGCCACCGGGCCACGGCTCCAATGCGCGCCGGCGCTGCTCCGGTTCGCCCAGATATGGATGCGCGGCCTCCCATCGGCGCGCGCGCGGGGCCGGTCGCACCTCACGCCGCCCACTCCAGCCCGCCCGGCTCGAACCCCTTGGCCCGCGCCCGCTCGATCAACTCGGCGGCGGTGACGACGACATTGCCGTAGCGCCAGTGATCGCCGTCCTGGTTCGCCGCGCCGCTCTCCGTGCAGCGATAGACGGCGGCGTAGTGGCGCAGGTGATCCGCCGCCCTGCCCTCAAGGCTGAGGTCGCGGGGCAGCGTGGAGGTGAATGCGGACTTCGGCCCGACATATCCGGTGCCGGTGCCCGGGCGGCGCTTCGCGACGACGCGCTTGAACGGCTTTGCGCGCTCGCGCCGCGATCTGGGCGGCTTCGGCTGTTTCGGCTGCGCGGCCTCGCGCGGCCGGAACGAGACACCCGCCTCCTTCGCCCAGCGCAGCAGCACGGGCCTCCCGGTGGCGAAGCGCGCCTGCGCCTCCTTGATGCCGAGCGTCGGGGCGATGGC